TAATGCCTTTGGCTTTCTACCCATATCACCTTTCATATCACCTTTTTCAAATTGTGCTACGTCAGTTGGTGTAAGTAACATGCCTAAACTGTCTACTACAAATAGTAACTTAGGCATTTCGTCATACTCTAAATCACCGTAGTTAGACTTGTAGTCTTTCATGAATTCTGAAATAGACTTTGCTACATCGTCGATCATTGATACACTAATTTTTAATAGTTTAGATGGATCTGTATCAACGTTTAGTGCTTTTAGCCAATCCTCATCTAGTGCGTTCTCAGAGTCAAATAATACTACTTGACATCCTTTCTCTTGAGCACTTCTTACTAAGTTTCCAGAACAGATAAAACTTTTACCTGAACCCGACTCTCCTGCGAACACACTCACTTTGCCTAGTGGTATGCCTTTGTTAAAATCACCACTGATCAAATAATTGAGTGTGTGGTTGCCTGTGCTGATCCAATCAACTGGATCGTGAAAACCGGCACTTATACCACTAATGCTCTTAGTGATGCCAGTTCTAAATTTGCTTAAATCAAATGGTTTCTGCATTTTTTTCTCCGTATATATTTCTGTGTTTTAATTCCTGTTTTAATTTTGATGCCCAATGCTTGTGGCCTGCTTCATTGGCATGGCCGCCGCTCATTTGTACATCATCAAATCCTGTGTTAAAAACATAAGACCAATAGTCCATGTTTTCTCCTCTCAAGTAATTGTCGCATTCCGTTGCTGTATACAATGCTTTATCTGTTTTATGATCACCGTTCCATTCTAGGACATCACCTGACTCTGTTTCAGCCTGGTTAATGTGGTTATTCATTACATCAAACATTATATATGGAATGTTTTTATTTTCTAAAAGATTCATTGCGTATAGAACTGAACGATATTTCTGTGCTAGTAGATCGTCTGCTGTTGTAATAGGTAAAAAGTTTTTCCAGTTGTTGTATTGTTCCGGAATATCTTTCCACTCAGGATTAAGCCAAGAATTAACGTTTGCGTATTGGTAATCACCATTCTCATTTAATCCAGTACAGTATTCAAATCTACCAATTACTGTCCAACCAATAACAACTAGGTCTGGCTTGTCGCCGCTTGTTGTTAAGTATTCTAGTAATGATCTTTCTATTCGCATATTACTACCACCTGATACTGCTAAGTTTACGACCTTGTCAAATCCAAGTTCGTCACCTAACTTTTGGGGATAGGCTAATTCGGAGTTAGCAGGATCATAGTGATTGTCTTCACCTAATATCTCTGCGCCGAATGTGTGGCTATCGCCTAGTGCTAATAATGTACTCATAATTACCTTAAAAAAAGGTAGCCTTACTAGTTGTTTGAAATAAACAGGACCAAGTATTCAAATTCCTAAGTAAGGCTACAACCCGTCAATTATTGCTGACGGTTTCTAATCATCGCTAAAATATCTTCAGCGGATGCTTTAGAATCAGTAGTAGGAGTATTGGCAGAAGCCGTCTCTACAACTGGTGCTACTACAGGAGCAGGTGTCTCAACTACCGGAGCAGGTGTTTCCACTGCTGGTGCTGTTACAGGTGCTACTGGAGTTGTGCTTTGTGCCGGTGGAGTTGTTGCTTGTAACTTCACAGGAGCAGATTGACCATTAGGTCTAAAGTGCTCTCCGTATTTGTCGTTATCAAACAACTCACCGTTAACTGAATCTTGGAACATTTGATAAATTATATCAACTTCCGCTTCAGTTGGTTTCTTAGGTAAGTAATCTTTTAAGTTATATAGACCGTTAGTGTCTACTGCGGCAAGTTCTGTCTCATCTAGAGATCTTTCCTTTCTTGCCCATTTACTTGTACTGTAATCAGCATACTGACCTTTCATGGTTTTTGATAACCTAAAGTCTGTGCCGTTTACATAATCTGTTGGAATGTTTTCCATATCCGGGTCCATCAACGCACCTTTAATAATATTAAAAATTTGTGGTCCAATGATAAATCTTCGGATTGGATTTTCTGGGGTTGTATCTTCTTGAAGTGGACTATCTGTTACATACCCTTGGAAGATGTAACTTCTTTTCTTCCAATATTTACGACCCATGTCCTCTAATGAAGCGTCCTTAAACCAAGGTCTAATTTCATTATGTACTGGACATTGTTCTCCCCACATTTCCATACAAGGTACTTGTACAGTAGTAGGTTTCATGTCGCCACCCTTTATACCTGGGAACTGCAAACGTATCATTTGTCGTTCTGTCCAAAAGAATGTGTTACTGGAATCTCCGTCAGGTAAAAATCTTAGTGTAGTACTAGATCCTTCTGATATATTCCAAAATGGGTAGATAGCATTATCGCCACCTGTTCTTGATCCGCCGGACTTAGTGTCCATTGCGGCTAGTTTTGCTCGTATTTCAGCCAAATTTGCCATGTGTTTCTCCTATGATTGCCATGTTCTGAGTAAAATTAATTTCTACTCATGTGCCTATTATAATGCCTTTTGAGGTTAAAGTCAACCTCTTTTTGCCATGTTAT